GATCAAGCACGGGCGCCGGTTCGTCGGGACTGAACTCAAGAGCGCTTATTATCGCCAAGCCGTCCGCAACCTGACGCTTGCCGAGGATACCGGTACGGTCGGCGATCTCGTCTCGATGATGGTGGCGTGATGGTTCGCACCGGCACCTTCCAGTTTGTCCGTCACTGCGATGTCGATGCGTTCCACCTTCGCGGGTGGATGATCGCCGGCGACCTTGGGCGAACGCATGGGTTCTGGTCCGTCCTCATGTGGCGCTGTGAATGCGGGGTCGCGCGATGAGTGCTGCCGTGGCCCAAGCGATCCGAGGCATGATGGCCGCTGGCTTCACGCTGGATCAGGCGTTGCTTGCCATCGAGAAGATGGACGAGGCCAAGCGCGGCTCTGCGAAGTCGAATGCTGAGCGGCAGGCTGAGTTTCGCGCCCGTCAAAAGGCGGCCCGTAACGCCGTAACGAGTAACGAGAGTAACGTTACTTCCGTTACGCCCTCGCGCGATATTCAGCACGCGCCTACGCACGCGGAACCAGAACCTAATATAACTACATACCCCACCACCTCAGAAGCTAAAGCTTCTTCGGTGGAGCCCCAGCCGGCCGGTTTGCCGCTGACTGGCGAACTACTCCTCCCCATCGCAAAGCCAAAACCACCTCCCAACGCCGCAAGGGGTTGCCGGCTCCCGCCCGGCTTCCCCGGCGATGACGAGCGGGATTGGACGAAACATGACCTGAGGTTCACCGATGACGATTTCGAGCGATGCCGAGATGAGTTCCGAGACTACTGGTCCGGCGTCCCTGGCCAGCGCGGCGTCAAATGCGATTGGCCAGCTACGTTCCGGAATGCTGCCCGCAAGTTCCGCCCCAGCGGCGGCTCTCGCCAAGCTTACGCCTCAGGAAACCAACGCTCGGATGGAAGCCTGCTTGGAGCGTATCAGCGGGCGGCGTCCCGTGTTCGGGCGCAGAATGATGTTCCCCGCCAACGGCCCGGCGTATTCGATCACCGAGACGGCGAGCTGGGCATGCACTACCGTATCCCAGCGGAATGAAGCTCTGGCCGCCGTCGAGTTCGCCCTTCGCCCTGCCAGCGAGGACGATATCGGCGCCGCGCTCTACACGCTGCGGATCATGACCCGAGGCCGCGACCAGCGCACAGACGCGGATCGCGAGGCCGAGGGAATGATCTGGCTGGAGCATCTCCAGCGTTTCCCGGCCGATATCGTCCTCGTCACGCTCAAGAACTGGCCGCTTCGCCCTGATGGCCAGTGGTGGCCCACTTGGCATGACGTGCAGAAGGATTTGGAGGCCCAGACCAGCGGGCGCCGGCTCCTCGCTGAGCACATTCGCAAGAGCGAGTGCTTGCCGCCGCCGGCCAAGGACTTCGAGCCCGACGATAGCCCCGAGGCTCTGGCCCGTCGCAAGGCCCAAGCCGATGCAGCCCGCGAGCGGTTCGGCATCAAGCCCTCAACCGGAGAGACGGTCGTCGATCGTGAAGCCATGCCGGAAGCTCTCAGGGCCGAGCGCGACAAGGAGCTTCAGCGCGTCGCGTCGAAGCTGACCGGCCGCATGTCGCTGTCATCGGAGGCCATGCAGATATTCGACCGCATCCCGGCGATCAGCGACGCGGACTACGAGAAGTTCGTCGGAGAGCGTGAGGAGACGCTGAAGAAGGCTGTCCCCAGCCCTGACGAGCAGTTCGACGCCTGGCACGAACACCAGCCCTTCAAAGGTTCTGGCCGGACACTCGCGGATGCCAACAACAAATCCCCCCACAACAAGGGAGAGCGCGCGGCATGAGTGAGTGCAAGCACATCGAGCGCTCGCAGGAGGCTTATTGCGAGAATGGCGACGGCGAATTCGTGGAAGCCGAAGTTTTTCTGTGCGGGTGGGCTGACGCAAACCCGGATCGGCTGATGAACGCTCCTCGGTGGCTGTCCAACCGAGCCTTGGCTGGCGAGCCCGTTCGTCCTGAGCGGGATTGCATCGGGTGCCCTGGGTATGTGGCGGCCCGTCATGGGTAAGATGTTTCGCAAGGTCGATAGGACCAAAGCCCCGCCGAACAGCATGCGCTTCGAGCGCCATGCGCAGTCGGATGCGGTTGCCGTAAAGCTCCGCAAGCGCGCCATTGCCGAACGGCTGAAAGGCTCTGGCAGTCAGCTCGCGGATGCCAACTCAAAGAAAGACACCCCATGAACGCTGAAACAAGGGCGAAGGAGCTGTTCCCGCTTGCGTTCGGAGAAACGCTTTCACCGGAGCAAGCAGCCTTCCGTGATCGGATCGCCACCGCCATCCGTTCGGCAGAGAACGACAAGCTGGAGGAGGCGGCTGCGCACTTCGAACGATACAGCGCGGCGTTTTCTGGCCGCAGCTTCGCCGCAACTCTCCGCTCCCTCAAATCCAAGGACTGAACATGGCATCCAAAGCCGCACGGCTGAGGGAAGCGTACACAAAGATGAAGCTCTTCCATCCGACCAAGCGTCGCGTCGAAGGCCAGATGAGGTCGGTCTACACGCTACGCTGCGCCAAGCGAGGCGATGAAAGCGAAGCCTTCGTCGTCAACAGCCCATCAGGGGAATACTCCCCCGAGGTCGTTATCAAGCATTTCGAGGCCAAGGGATGGAAGGTTGATCGTTTGACCGGTCGCGCCATCAGCCCGGAAGCCCAGCGACAGGAGGAAGTGATCCGAGCCGCCACAGCCGAGAGGAACGAGAGAATGGCTAAGGCCGAAGAACCAAGGCCAATGACCTACGAAGAGGCTAAGCGCGTCCGCGAGGCCATTCGAGAGGTCTACCTGGAAGATTGCTACGCCGGGGCCGAAAGCGACGCCAGCGTAGCGGAGCGGCTTGGCATGCCCGTTGGCTATGTGCGGGAGGTGCGCGGGACTGAGTTCGGGTCAGGTGAAAACGAAGCAGCCCGGCAGTTCATGCCGCAGATCGAGCCTATCGAGAAAGGCATCGGTGAGTGCAAGGAGATGGTGGACAAAGCCATGTCGCTTTTGGCCGAAGTCGACAGTCGTGTGATACAGTTGAATGCGAGCATGCGTGATTTGCAGAAGCAAGCCTCTTCCATCCAGAAGAGCCTACGATAGGAGATTCGAGTGGGGCGCAAGAAATCCAAGGGCGAGCGTTACGCATGCGGCAAGCTCAGACCTGATCGGTCGCCAGCAGCAATCCGCCAGCTCGTCTCTCTCGCTGAGAAAAAGCTGGTCGATCCTCTGTTCGGCTCACAGATCGGCATCCTGCATTTGCAAGGCGTCATCAGCGCCAATCTTGTTTCATCGGCAAGCCGTTTTGCGGAAGCCATGGGGCGATACGATGCAGTCGTGGGCAACCCATCGCGCACTGCCCGCAGTCCTGACTACGAGATGGGTCGGCAGGAAGCTGGTGGGGAGAACCGGCGCGACCTTGACCCAGAGACAGTCGAGAAGATCAAGACGCTTCGTGACAAGATGACGGCGTGCCTCGCGGGACCTGAAGGCCCCATGTGGCGCAGCGTCTACGACACGGTATTGCTCGACTATCGCTGCGGCGTCATGGACCAGTCGAGCCTCATCACCGGCTTGCAGGAATTGTCCTTCCTGTTCGGCTATGAACAGCGTCCACAGGTCACGCAGGCTGCTTGACCACGAATCTCGCTGCTGGTAATTTCCGTAATGCAAGCGTGATTTGTTGCGTCCGGCGATCGGATGTCCGGACGCTTTAGCAATCAGTTTCTGACGGCAAATCAGGACTTAACTCGCCCGGAGCCCCAAAGGCTGCCGGGCTTTTTCATGGGTGAGTGATGGGCGTCGAGTTCTCGCAGGAGATCGCTGACACCATCTGCGAGCGCATCGCCAACGGGGAAAGCCTGCGATCGATCTGCGCCAATGCAGATATGCCGTCTCAGGTGTCGGTGTTCAGGTGGCTCGCTGCTCGCGACGAGTTCTGTAAGCAATACGCGCTCGCGCGTGAGGCGCAGGCTGATGCTCTATTCGACGAGATGCTCGACATTGCCGACGATGGTCGCAACGACTGGATGGCGACGCAGGACGATGACGGCGGCCAAGGTTGGCGCGCCAATGGCGAGCACATCCAGCGCTCCAAGCTCCGCCTCGATGCCCGCAAGTGGATGGCTTCGAAGCTCCAGCCGAAGAAGTACGGCGACAAGATCACGCAAGAGCTGACGGGTGCCGGTGGCGCTCCGCTCGTCCCGGTGCTGAATGTCACAATTGGCAAGCCTGGATCTGAGCCTTCATCCGAAACAGGGTGAAGCGCTTCAGTCGACGGCAAACGAGGTTCTGTACGGCGGGGCAGCCGGCGGCGGCAAATCCCATCTGATGCGAGTAGCGGCCATCTTGTGGTGCGCTGCCATCCCCGGACTTCAGGTCTATCTCTTCCGCCGCATTCGAGACGATCTGGTCAAGAACCACATGGAGGGGCCGAAGGGCTTCCGCTCCATGTTGGCAGGCTGGGTGCTCTGCGGCTTCGTGGATATCGTCGAGGACGAGATCAGGTTCTGGAACGGCAGCAAGATCTATCTCTGCCACTGCAAGGACGAGAAGGACATCTACAAATACCAGGGCGCGGAAATCCACGTCCTGCTGGTCGATGAGCTGACGCACTTCACGGAGAGCATGTACCGCTTTCTCCGCAACCGCGTCCGCATGGTCGGCATCACTATCCCGGCTCAATACGCAGGCCAGTTCCCGCGCATTCTGTGCGGTGCGAACCCCGGCAACATCGGCCACCTCTGGGTCAAGACGACCTTCGTCATTGCCAACGTACCCATGCAGCAGTGGCGCACGCCCGCCAACGAAGGCGGCATGCTGAGGCAGTACATCCCGGCCCGGCTCGAAGACAACCCGAGCATGGCGTCGGATGATCCTGGCTATGAGACGCGTCTTGAAGGCCTCGGATCGGCAACGCTTGTCGCGGCCATGCGCTGGGGCGATTGGGATGTCATCGAGGGCGCGTTCTTCGATTGCTGGGATCGCAAGCGCCACGTCATCAAGCCCTTCGAGATTCCGAAGGAGTGGATGCGCTTCCGGTCTGGAGACTGGGGCTCTGCCAAGCCGTTCTCCTTCGGCTGGTGGGCTGTTGCAACCGAGGACACAAAGGTTGGAAGCCTGTGGCTGCCTCGCGGCTGCATGGCCCGATATCGTGAGTGGTACGGCTGCCAGCCTGGCAAGCCTAACACGGGTCTTAAGCTTCATGCCGAGCCTGTTGGCGCTGGCATCTGGGAGCGTGAAAAGGACGACCCCAAACTGACAGGCGGTGTGCTCGACCCCGCCGCGTTCAGTGAGGACGGCGGCCCATCGATCGCAGAACGCATCTCGCGCGGATCAGGCAACAAGGTTTTCTTCCGGCCCGCCGACAACAAGCGCGTCACGCAGCGCGGCGCCATGGGCGGCTGGGACCAACTGCGCAGTCGCCTTGTAGGCGATGGCGACGACCGCCCGATGATCGTCACGTTCGATACCTGCGTGGACAGCATCAGGACGATCCCGGCGCTTCAACACGACGCTGACCGGCCGGAAGACCTGGACAGCGATGGCGAAGATCACGCCGCCGACGAGTGGCGCTACGCCTGCATGAGCCGCCCCTGGACGCCAGAGGCCCGGCCAAAAGAGAAGCCCCGCCGCGACCGCTACGACAGCGATGACGACGACGGCGAGGATAGCTGGAAAGTGGTTTAGCCCATGGCCGCACAGAACGTTGCGACCATTCTCGAATTCCGCCGTCAAGGCTCGGGGTTCGAGATGGAGCGCGAACGCGATGACGACCTGCCCACTGCGGCGGAACTCGTCGATATGTTCGAGGCGAGCGAGGACGCCAGCTATGAGGCGCGCCAGCTTGCCGAGCGTGACCGTGATTACGTCGACAATATCCAGCTGACGGCGGAGGAAAAGGCGGCGCTCCGCAAGCGCAAGCAGCCCGAGATCATCATCAACCGCATCAAGCGGAAGGTGGACTTCCTCAAGGGCTACGAGATGGCGCAGCGGGTTGATCCGCGCGCTCTGCCTCGTACCCCTCGCCATGAGCAGGATGCGGAAGGCGTTGAGCAGGCCCTTCGCTATGTCGCGGACGATCAGCGCTTCGACCACAAGCGCTCGCAGGTCTGGGATAATCTGCTGGTGGAAGGTGCCGGCGGCTATCGCGTCGCGGTCAAGGAAACGAACTACGGCATAGACATCACGATCGACCGCGTTCCGTGGGACCGGATGTTCTACGACCCGCATTCGAGCGAGGCGGACTTCTCAGACGCTCGTTATGTCGGCCTCGTCAAGTGGATGGACTACGACGAGGCGAAACGTCTGTACCCTGACGCCGTCGATGCGCTGACCGATACGCTCAACCAGTCGAGCATCAGCGACACCTTCGACGACAAGCCGCGCTGGAAGGTCTGGGCCGACAAGAAGCGCCGTCGTGTTCGCATCTGCCAGATCTGGATGCTGCGCGGCGAAGACTGGTGGTTCGCCGAATACACCAAGGGCGGCATCCTTCGTGAAGGCGAGTCACCGTACCGCACAGACAAGGACGAAAGCGACTGCGAGCTGATCTTCGGCTCGGCCTATGTGAACCGCGACAACGACCGCTACGGCATCGTCCGCGAGATGATCGGGCCGCAGGACGAGATCAACAAGCGCCGGTCGAAGGCCCTGCACCTCCTGAACGTCAACCAGACGACCATGGAGAAAGGCGCGGTCGACAATGTCGAGACGTATCGCCGAGAGGCCGCGCGCCCCGATGGCGTCAAGCAGGTCAACCCTGGCTTCTTCGACAAGGTCCGAGACGATACCCGGCTCGATCTCGCGCAAGGTCACCTGAACCTGCTTCAGGAAGCCAAGAACGAAATTGACATGATGGCCGGCAACATCGCGTTGCAGGGCAATGCGCTCCAGAAGAGCGCGGCGTCGGGCAAGGCGATCATCGCCAGCCAGCAGGGCGGTGCGATGGAGATCGCGCCGATCATGGACGCGCTGCGCGACCTCGATATCCGCGTCTACCGGAAGGTCTGGTATCGTATCCGCCAGTTCTGGACGGCGGAGAAGTGGGTTCGCGTCACCGACGACGAGCGCAACATCAAATGGCTCGGCCTCAACGTCGATACGCAGCGCCTGGAGATGGCCATGCAGGTCGATCCGAGTTTGCAGGGTCGCGTTGCGGGCGCAGTAGGAAACATCGCGCAGCTCGACTGCGACATCATCATTGACGACGCGCCGGATGGCCTGACGCCGCAGCTTGAACAGTTCCAGAGCCTGGTCGAGCTGAAGAAGATGGATGCGAACGGCGAGCTTCCGTTCCGCGCCATCGTGGCCGCTATGCCGAACCTGAAGAACAAGGATCAGGTCGTCGCGGCGATGGACGAGGCGAAGAACGTCCCGCCCGAGGTAGCCCAGCTCCAAGAGCGGATGAAGATGCTCGAAATGGCCATGGCAGAGGCCAAGGTCGCGGAGACGCAGTCCAAGGCCATGCTGAACGAAGCCAATGCTCGCAAGGCTCTGACGCCCGAACAGCCTGATATCCAGCAGCCGGAGCAAGGCCCGACCGAGGCCGAGCAATACGAGACGATGATGAGCGCAGAGGACAAGCGCGCGAGCGCAGCCCTCAAGATGGCTCAGACCGAAAAGGTTCAGGTCGATACATTCCTGGCGCCGCAGCAGATGCAGGCGCAGGCAGAGGCCGCAAGGATGAAGGCGCAGGCAGAGGCCGCAAGGATGAAGGCGCAGCAGCCGAGGCCGGTTGCTCGCTGAATAGCCGTCGCCGGGCTCAAACGGGCGTCAGAGGCTAGTCCCACCTCACTAATGGGCTGCTGTCGCCGGGCTCTCGGGCGTTTCGTGATCCTCACGTCAAGGAAATCTGATGTCCACCGATCTGGAGAATATCCTCTCCGGTCAGGGCGCCGTTGCGCCTGCGCCGGAAACCCGCACCGAACCGCAGCCTGAGCAGCCGGCAGAGCCGCAAGCGAACGCCGAGCCTGCTTCCGAGGGCGAGCCGCAGACCGACGAACGGGGGATGGTCCCCGTCGCCGCGCTTCAAGCGGAACGCCAGAAGGCCAAGCGCTACACCGAGCAGGTTGCCGAGTTTCAGACGAAGCTCGAACAGCAGAATGCTCAGTGGGAGCAGCGGTTCAGCCAGATTTTCGCGCAGCTTCAGCCCAAGCCGGCACAGCCGGAACCGGAGCAGGCGCCCGATATCTGGACCGATCCCGACGCCTATCTTCAGCGTGGGGTTCAGCAGGCCGTCAGCCCTGTCATGGGGCAGTTGAAGGCCATGCAGCGCGGGATGGCAGAGCTTCAATTCAAGCCCGAAGTCGTCGCGGAGGCCGAAAAGGCATTCAACACCGCAGCGAACGAGGGGAAGCTCCCCAAGGAATTCATCCAGCAGATCAACGGCAGTGCGAACCCTTGGGCCGCAGCCGTCCAGTGGCATCAGCAGCAAACCGCCATGGCCGAAATCGGCTCCGACCCTGCCGCGTGGAAGGCGCAGCAGCGTGAGGCGCTGAAGGCGGAGATCATGGCAGAGCTTCAGCAGGGCCAGCAGTCCGGCGCACAGCGCGCCGCCCCTGTCATGCCCGGCAACTTCGCCACCGGACGGAACGTCGGCGCCCGAAGCGGGCCGGCCTACGCCGGGCCTCCAGCATTAGACGACATCCTCGGCCCGCGCCGTTAAGCCCCGCCATCGAGCGGGGTTTTTTATTGCGCGGAACCGGGCGTCGTCCCTCCCGAAGGGATAGCCTCCAATGGCTGACACTCGCGCAAATCCCAATCTCACTCCCGAGATTTGGGACGATCAGTTCTTCACCGAGTACCTCACCGAGAACCGCTATGCGGGCGAAATGGGGACTTCGGAGAACTCGAT